CGCTACCGCACAGATGCAGCGGTTGTTTTTGTAGTCGGGGTGACTGCGGCAGTAGTCCTCATAGGCATCAATGATGGCCAAAGTCTCGATAAAATGCTCCCTCGTGTGGTGCTTATCATCGATCAGTTCATCATTGAAGCGCAGAATCTGGGTGCGAAGAAGGTTCGCGTTCCGCTCATCATCGACCCGGATGTGTTCATCCAGCTTCTTTTGAGTTTCCTGCTGCTTCTCCAACACCTCGGCGTTAAGAGCGTGCCCGATCCATTTGACAATGGCCGACCACGGATTCAGTTTGATGGGGGCGATCTGGACCAGCGTAAGGAGGACTATCAGCGTCCCGCCCCCCGCCGTCAGTATTTCTTGGATACTCATTGTGTCCTCCTGCACAAAAAAGGCAGCCACACCCCGGCGGGTGAAGCTGCCTTTTGATTTTATTCTGCTGCATCCAGCATATCTTGTGAGTGGCGAACCAGAACGTAGTCCTCCAGAATCTGATTTCGCAGGGCATCGTTGTTGCAGCCCTGCATCAAGCCCAGATAGCTCTGAATCACGCTCAGGGCGTACTCAAGGGGAACCTCGCCGCGGGCGTAGGCCTCTCTGACATACCGAAGATGCTTCTTCATGCCGAGAGAAGTCTGCCGCCGCAGTTCAATTTTTTCAGGGGAAATTTTGCGGCCGACGAACTCGACCGCATGGCCGAGAGGAATAACGGCAGTTTTATTGTTGAGCTGCAAGCCGAGATTTTCACGGAGATATCCGTCAATCTCTTCCACTGCCTCCCAAGCTGCCTTTTTTCCATCGACCAGCAGAAGCATATCATCCATAAACCGAGCATAGTACGGAACGTGCATTGTGCGCTTGATGTAGTGATCCAGAGGCGTGAGAACAACATTTCCAGTCATCTGGCTTATGATTGACCCACACTGCATCCCAACGCCGGATATGCGTTCAGCCGTGGTTACGTCGGTGCAGTCAACAGGAAGCCCCAACGGACGACCATCCGCCCGGACGGCCGTTTCGAGAAACCACACCATATCTGGGTCGTCCAGCGGGCGAGTAAGTTCTCGCAGCTGAACATCAACAGGAATCCGAAAGAAGAATTTGGCAATGTCAAGCTTGACGACCCGCCAATCTCCATTCATCCTTGCTGCGTTTCGCATCCATTGCTGAATGTCAAAAGCCGCCTTTAGAGGCCCTCGTCCATCGATACTTCCGTAGCTGTACTCGTACATAGACTTCAAATAGATAGGCCACAGAACATTGTAGGCTCCGCAGTTTATCACTCGGTCATAGAACGGCAGGCTGCTGATGATGCGCTTCTTGGGGTAGTATTCATAAAATTGGTGAAGTTCGCCAACATGATATTCATGCCATTGAAGCTGATTCACCGAGTTTATCAAATTTTCCTCAAGGTGGTCGGTGTACCTAAGCACACATCCCTGATAACGCCTGTCTTTACTTGCCTTACGGTAACCGTCATACAAATTGTCGAACGTTGCAAAACGCTCGAAAACGTGTCGGTGCTTTTCCAAAAAATCCAACTCCTTGAGGTCGCCGAACAGCGTGCGCCGTACGCTTATAGCGTCGGAACGCAGACTGCGAGGCTAATATTTTTAGGCTGCGAAATGCAACCAAGGGAACCAGCCCCTTTATCACCTCTGCACTGAGAGCAAGCCCTTGAGCTTGCAGTATCTGGCTTGGAGGCAAAGCGGCACGGAAACCGATATCATCGTCCACGTTGGACCGCGGGTTGTTGCCGTTGAACGAGCCGAGGCCGTTGGAGGGGTTGTTCCAGCTGCAACCAGAAAAGAAAGCGCGTGACGGCTGGTTCCCTATGTTTTCGAGTTGGCCTTGACGGTACTGAGCCAACTCCCCAACAACTTTCCGATTTCGACAAGCTGCTTGCTCCATACCTCGTACTTGTGCATAGAAACAAACCGCAGTCGAAATGCCACACGCAGGTAGTGCTGCAATTTTGTGTTTGCAACGTCCAGTTCCTGCAACGTGGTCTTTTTGAAGTATTTTTTCTGCGCTTCCACAGCCTTTTCAAGCATCACATCCATAACGAGTTTCATGTCGGCTGCCATCGCAAACTTTTCGGATTTTGGGAACTGCTGGAGTACAGGATACGCATATTCCATCATATCCTCGATTTTTTGTAGGGTCGGACCAGTAAAAAGTTCGTCCTGTTTTCCTTCCATGCGGTAGACCTCCTTCCGAACGCGGGTCAGTATAACAGAAAACAGCTTGAAAATCTGCTTTTCGGTGGATTTTACCGAAAAAACGGCAAAATCCACCGATGCAGAAAAAATCAATTTTATAAACGACCCCGCTTCGCGGGGTCGAGGGG